GTATAGAATAAATAACTTTCAGGTGATGCGGAATCTATATACTGTGCTAATGAAATTATTTCATTCTTTTCAGCTCCGCATACATATGTTGCATACCATTCGCTATTTGCTTCTCTACATGCAGATATTGCTTGTACTATAGTTTCTTTATCTTCTCCCTCTTCATTGTTCCATCTACCTATTGCCACTTTGTTCGGTCTTGGATTTTGTGAAAAATACTTTTGTGCTGCTAAATATTCTGGTTCTGTTCCTTTCCACTTATCAGCTGTTAAATCATCCATTTTAGAATAAGTTTTCACTCTAGTTTCTTTACTTATTATTTTTGATTTTCCTACTATTAATCCTAAATTAAAATTAGTTCTTACTGCACTAGCAGGACCAACACTTACGCTCACATCGCATATATCGCTTAATGGTAAAGTTGCCATCCTATCTCCTCCTATCTATTTTCTATAATTTTAAATTCTGTATTAGTAATATAAGGTACTTCACTTTCTCTTATTACGCCTTCATTGAATGTTGCTGAAAAATCTGTTCTTTCCCACCATTGTCCATTATAATATTCAGGTAATCTTGTAGGCATTGGAACATCTGTTATAAGAAATAAATTCTTTTTCTTAAATTTACTCATATACTCGCTATCAAATATTAAATGTCTTATAATATCTGCATTGTCATAAGAAGCAGGACCATATAATGTCCAATTAATTTTATGAACTCTTGTATATCCAACTTTCTTTTTTGCATATGGTTCATCATTTTTTACTGGATCATAACAAACATTTAATTCTCTAGTCATAGCATCATCCACTGGTGTTATTCTCAAAAAACAAATATCATCTTGTATTTTCCATCCTGGAGCTCCACCTGTAGGCCATGCAATTCTAACCTTCTGTTGATTTTCTTTTTTTCTTAAATCTATTCCAAGCATTTCACATGTTGTTTCTTGAAAAAAATCTTCTATTTCTTTAAGTTTTAATACTATATCTGACATTAGTTACTCACCAATCTCATACCAATAGCGAACCAATATCCATATTTTTTTAAATTTCCAAGAGAATAAATCTTATATCTTTCACCTTCCCATTCTATTTCATCAGATGTTCCCTCTTCATTTGCTTCTGAATGTGTAGTGTATAATTCTTTTGTAGTATGAATTGATATTTCTCCTTTTGTCCTGTCACCTTCTGGAATCATTTCTATTTCCTTATTAGTTGCAGGAACTATTACTCCACTCATACCAATTTCCTTTTCTTCTTCAACAAATCTCCCCTTTATCCATTCACCTGATTTTCTAAAAACTTTAAAAGGCTGTGAAAGTCTAGGATCATTAACAGCTCTCGAAACATCAATCAAATTATTCACCATCCTTTATAATATAAGTTATACTTTTTCTAAGTTCTCCAGTATCTATCAATGGTTTATCACTTTCCTTTCTTTTAATGGTTTCAGCACTATTTTCAGCCCAATTATTACTTGGATTAGTAAACCATGCTCTAGCAATATTTTGACCTTGCATACCTACTTTTTCTAAGCTTTGAGTAATATTTTTACCTTCTAGTGCATTACCTGCAGCATCTTTCATTAATTCTGCTAATTGTTCCTTCCCATTTTCCATAGCTGGTTCAAGAATAGGTCTTGGGGGAACATTCCACAACGGAGAACCCTTTTCATGTACATAGAATTCATGTACTGCACTATATGGTCTACCATCATCTATATCATGTTGCATAGCTCTTATCATTGTAGTATCTCTGACACCATTAGTATGAATATACATTAATTCAGAATTTGTAATTTTAGATGAAGGATGCTCTGTACTATCTGGAACTCCAATACATACTGTCTTTTTTGCCAAAGTATTTAGAGATTCTAGTAGATTATCTGTTAAATCTCTATCTATAGCTACATTTACAAAACCATTAAGCATACTCTCTCCTCCTAATACACATACATACCACCTTTGCCTAATAATCTACCTATAGTTGCTAATTGTTGTCCATATGTTGTTAATTTCCATCCTGCCCATCCATCAATCCCACTAGCTATAGTTGAATAATCAGTACTAACTGATACACTTCCTACACTAACAGATGTATCAAGTCCTTTAGCTTTTCCAGCTTCTAATATTCCTGCAGCTCCACTATTAGAATCAGCACTTCCTTCTAAATATAAAGTACAAAAATGAGCAATGAAAAATCCCATTCCTATTTTCCAACAACTATGCCACCTATTTTCGTTTATACAATTATTAGCTAGATCTAAATACATTTGTATAATAAATTCAGGTATTAAATTATTACCCTCAACATTTGGCCCAAATTGAGGATATATACTATAAAAATCTTTCAAAGTAAACGGAGGGTTAGTACCAGCTTTTATATTGCTGGCACTTCCACTTATTCCATTAAAATTACTCATAAAAAAACACCTACTTCTTTATATCTTCAGTAGATGTTTCTGCTTCTAAATATTCCTCATTCTCTGCTTTTTTCTTATCTGTCTTAGTGGCTATTATTAGTATACTTCCTTCTGCTTTGGCAAGTTTAAAAGTATCTGTTTTAGCAACCCAATTAGATACATCTTTTATTTCTCCTCTTCTTATTGTTACTTCTTCATTATCTCCTCTGAATAGAAAAGATTTTTCACTTCTTATTCTCATACTTCTTCCTCCTAAATTCCATCACTATATCCAACGCATTGATAATATAAAAATTTCACTTGACCTATATTGGCCATATAGGCAGTTAAATAAGCTAAATCTCCAACACTTGGTTGTGTCATTGCTCTCATTAATGGTACAGGTATATCAATCAATACTTTGCTTTCATCATTTACATACGCAACCATTCTATTAGTTTTTCCTACACCAGCACCCACACACCATCTTGATGGTTCAATCGCTAAATCTACACCTTGATTTTTTGCTATATTGTTTTCAAGTAAATAGTTGAGAGTTGATACATTACCAGCCTCACTTACCTTTCTTGTTACAATATAAGCATAAACTTCTGGTGGAATAAGAATATGATTTGGAATACCACTATTATCATATTCAGAATGTTTCCATGCATCATTTATTGCAATATTAACATCATCTAATATTTCATCTGGTGTTTTATCTTTCCATGTAGTTTTAGTAGATTTTCCTTGTTTTACTGTTGTTGTTAATACATTAGGATCATTTATTAATCCATATACTTTTTCCTCTTCAACACCTTTATATACCATAAAATCAATTGACTTGTTATAGTTTAATCTTATTCCATTATCTAATATAGAATCTAATGATCTTCCTATTCCTTGCATTTTTTGTTGATCTATAAAAGGTACTTTCAATATATTAGACCAAGGAAATACCTTAAATAAATCTTTGTTTGTATCAGCTTGTATTACTGGAATATTATTAGATTGACCTCTAATCAATCCATTTCCATTTCCACCAGTTGTAGCATAATCTACAAATAAATTTGAGGTGTTTTCGATCCATCCTCCTCCTGTTTTCACAGGAATATCTCTAGCAAATGTTACACTTGTTAATGGTTCATTTAGCTTTGTATCCCTTTTTTCAAGTTCTCCATTTAAATATGCCATTCCATTTCCAATAGATGCATTGTCCATAGCCATTAATCTATTTGTAGACATGCCACTTAAAGGATTAAATTCAGTTTTATTATTATAAGCATTTAAATTAAATTGTTCCATTATTTATTATCCCTCCTAAATAGTTCTAGTAAGTATTGTAACTTCGGCTACATTATTACTATCTTTCTTTCCAGTAGCCCATCTTAAATTTGGTATTTCTACTGTATTTTCTCCATCAACATCAGCTTCAAATTGTCCAATTATACCCTTAGGAATAGATTCATTCTTTTTGATTCTTATATAAACTTTTCCACCTGCTTGTGGAGTACCATTATTACAAAGAACTGTTATTGTTCCTCTATTCACTGCATCACACATTTCATTTTCTAAGTATGATCCACATGCTGCATAATAATCTGTTGCCTGTTTAACTTCCCTAACTGCTATTCCAGCAAAATTTGCAGCTGTTCCAATACTTCCAAATTTGCTATAAGTATTATCATTGTTCAAAATAACTGGTTCTCCAAATAATATTTCATCACCTTTTGCAGATTTTGGAGTTATAACTGTATCTGTGCTCCTTGAAACTGTTCCTGGATAACCTAAATTTAATTCAATTCCTATTGCTTTACCTGGCATATTATTTTACCTCCTTATAATGTGCATTTTGTTTTTTATATCCATCTTCTATTTTTTGTAATTGTGCTTGTTGTGCATCTGATGCTTTTTGTCTAGACATTGCAGTACTTCTTTGAGATTGCATTATTGATGCATAAACATTTTTATTTTGAGTTTTTTTAGTTTCTGTTTTAAATTGAGCCATAATAGAATCACATGCCTTTTTTCTATCCTTTTTATCTGGAATACTTGCAATAATTGGTTTAATAGCTTTTAATGTCATAAGCATAGCTGAGCTATCAGAATTAAGTAATGGATTCTTTGGTAACTCTTCAGCACTTTGAACTACTCCTTCTGGAATACCTTCATCACTCATTTCTTCTGCTGAAACTGTTACAGATTCTTCTTCATCACCAGTAGTAGTCTCTTTTCCATTTTCTAAAGTATTTATAAGTTCATCAATTACACTCTCTGGCTCTTCATCTTGTGCTTTTGGAGCATTTCCACTTAACAATTCAATTAACTTATCCATTTTAGCATTTAAAGCAGCAATACCTGGATCTCCACCTTCATCATTAGTTTTTTGTTCTGTTGGGTCTTCATCACATCCCCCTTTTTTCATTTCTTCTAGTGCATCTGCAACCTCTTCTGGTTCTGCATCCGCTAAATAGTGTTTTAAGCCTATTGCTTGAAGAATACTGTTTGTTACTTTTTTCTTAGCCATAATCTTTTTTTCTCCCTTCTCTTCTTTAAATTTAGAATCTTTTATAGCAACACGGTTACCTGCTCTTCCAGCTTCTACAACTGCAACATGGTTACCGCATATACTTACTTGACTGTATGTTCCATCTTTATTATCTTTGTATTCACATTCATAACCACAACTTATTTCACGTTTACCTTGTCCTATTTCATCAATCAAAATTGAATTATATATTACTAGATCAGCTATTAATAAATCTTTTTCTTTTGAATCTGGTCTTACATTTTGTGTTGTACCTTTTACAAATATATTTACATTTTCAGGTGTTAATAAATCTGGTGGATGTTCATCTGTTACTGGTTTTCCTTCAAAACTTGCTATAGCTACTTTAGAAAAGACCTCTTCAGGACTTCTATATACTTTTACAATATCATTTCCATTAAGCCCTAACTCACTTGCTAAATATTCATACCAACCTGTTCTTGCAACAGGTACATTATGACAAATTAAAAACCCTTCAGGTGTCTTAGTCATATTGGGACTAAACCTAGCTCCACAAAAAGCTTTCATATTTTTTATCACCTCCTTTCAAATAAAAAAAATATTAACTATATAATTAAAAGCCTTAGATTTACTAAGACTTATCTTCACACTTGTTTTCCAATTCTGATACACTAATTACTGATTTTCGTTTTACATTTAAATTTCCAATTGTTATAAATTCTTTATTTGAATTTAATTTTGAATTTATTTCATCAACTGTTTCATCAGAAATAGTATCAACAACGCCTATGTTTTCTATGATAATAATAACCTTTGTTTTTTCTCTTTTCTCGGTAATATTAACTTGCATACCATTTAAATTTTCAAAATTTGATTTTGCTAATTCTAATTTTAAAGCTTGTATATCCTTAGGATCAATTCCACTAATATTTATAATATTTTTATATTGTTTTGGTGGTTTTAAATCTTTAGGCATTTCTATTTCCCATTTTGGTGTTGGTAATCCTGGTCTTTCATAAGTTGGTCGTCTACAATAGCAAACTTCTTGATTTTTTGCTCTTAAGTTAGCAAGATTACTATTATCTCTTTGTTTACTTTTACAAAACACTTTAATTCCTCCTAATTAAACAGCTATTTCTTCAAACTGCTTTCTTGTCATATTTTTAATTTTTCCATCATGGCAAACTTTGTGTGGCCATGAAATAAAATCTAAGCTTACTACTGGTTCTGAGTAACATCTGCAATTATAAATATTCCCTGCATGATAGTATCCTACAAACTTTTTACCAATAAGCTTTTCTGGGCTTGGTGGATTGTTCCAACATATCAAAACATCATCCATATGTGCATGTGAATTTCTTACTCTTTGATCCTCAGATGTTCTCCATATATACCAGTTAATCCCCAAGTTTTCACATCTAGCTTTTGTTAATGCAGTACTTGTTTTGCTAACCTCTGTTCTAGCAATAAGTTTAGCTTTCTTTTCAGAAGTAATATAAAATTCATTTTGTAGATCCTTAGCTATATCTTCTGCTCTTCTTCCACCAAAACTTTCTTTTGCCACATAATCAGTAATTTCTTTTGCAAAATCTAAAGGAATACTTTTAATTAATTCAGCATTTTTTTGTATTTGTTCATTTATAGCTCCACCTATAGATCCTTTTAACTCTTTTCTCAATGCTTCATAAATAGATCTTCCTTTTGAATTTTCTTTTGCAGCTTCTCTCCATGTTCTTCCTGCATCACTAAATAAGCTAGTCACCATCTTTTGAGAACATCTTGAAGCATACTTTTTAAATTCAGTCGAATTAGCAATTTTTCTTAGTTCTCTTACTATTTCAGTAGGAGAATCTAATCCTATTAGCGATTTATTTATCTTCTTTATTAATTGTTTTAATGAACGCTTATAAGTAAGTTCTATTCTTCTTCTTGGCTTCCATAAGTCTTTAATAGTATTTTTTCTTGGTATCATACTATTCAACTACTTCCATATTATTTTCTAGAAATTCGTCTTCTATAGGCATATCTCCTGTACTGTCTGTTTCATCATCTGCATTATTTATATCTTCGTCTGTAATATTAGTAAACATTCCAGTAGTATCAGACATTTGTTTTAATTCCTTTAAGGCAATTTTCTGACTTATTAATCCAGCATTGAACACGTTAATTATTGCAGTAGATTTTTTATCCACTATATTTGATAATTCATCTTCACTTGGAGTAGCTATTGAATTATACGTATAATCTAAATCATCTGGTATAGCCCCAAACTCTGACATAAACATTATAGGTAATAATTTATCTAATATAGGATCTAATTGAGCAACTTGTTTTTGCTCTATTGTTTCATAATAGTTTTTGCTATCACCTTCTCCAGTCGCATTAAATCCCGCTGGACTTCTTCCAAACAATTTAGTTACAGGCATTTCAGCTGCACCAGAAACATCTAACATAAAACTTTCATATATTTCATTTAGTCCTGAAAAGCTATATTGATGTGTTTGAAAATCATCATCTTTATTTAATATATACATTCCCATATTAGACATAAGCCAGTTTTGAGCTTGTACAGTATTATATAAATCTTTCTGTGATTGTTCATCTCCAATTGCTAATGTTTCTCCTAAGTCAGCCATTTTTAAAACTCTTAAGTTAGCTAGGAAAATAAGTTGTGCTATATTATAACTTGTATTATCTCTCTTCTTTAATTCATCAAAAACAATTTCTATTTCACTAGCTCCCCATCCTGTTTCTGCACATTTTTCAATATAAGGAAGTTCTCTACCTGTAAATCTTAATATTCTACTGTGATGTACTTTAACAGTAAAATTATCAGCATTCCACATATAATGTTCTGGTAATCCAAAATCAGGACTAGAAACATCTTCTATTAGATTTTCTCCAGGAGTTATTCCAGACCATCTATCTCCAATAATAAGGCCTTTAAAACTATCTGGCATTATCATGTCATAGTCCAAAGGTTGCTCTAAAATATTTTCATGGCCATCAATTATTATTACAGCGGCTGCTCCTCCATAAAGTCGTCCCCATTTAAGCCCTTGAAGAATCTCTCTTTGAATTCTTGTAGTTCTTTGCAGCTTATCAAATCTTTTTAATTGTTCAGGTTCTAGTTGTGTAGTTATATTAATCCAATTTTTGACCATATCTTCAGGAATTGTATCTATTATCTTTCTTACAATCCAATGAGATCTGTATAAACTATTCATTAGCTGAAAATTTTGAGTCAGTCTTGTAATTGGATAATCTGTACCCTCTAATAAATTAGGTGTGCCAGCTCCAAGTCTTGCTAATACATTTTGAAATGCATCTAATGTTATTGTTGCTTTATTATTTTTTATAGCTGTTTTTGAATCTTTAGATATTTTTTTATATCTTTTGCTTTTTTTCACTGTAACCCTCCTTTCCTTTTAATTACAAAAGGAGCATTTAATTAATGCTCCTTAACACTCTTTATTATATTTAAATATTTATCTAATGTTGGTCTGCTAATATTACATATTTTAGCATAGTCTGTTTTACTTATTGATCCTGAATTAAATAATTCATACATATCTTTTACTTTGTTTGGCATAGTTTCGATTGTCAATGCTGGCCTACCAATTATTTTTCCTTTTGCTCTTGCATTTGCTACCCCAGACTTTACTCTTTGACTTATCATATTTCTTTCTAATTCGGAAAATACACCCATCATTTTAAGCATACCTTCTGTCATTGGATCAAGTTCTTTAGTACAATCCACCATAAAAGTACCTAGTATTAATTTAATATGCTTATTCTTTGCAAATTCTATAATTTCACATAGCTGCTTTGTGCTTCTTGTAATTCTGCTTACTTCCGTTGCTATAATTGTGTCTCCCTCTTCAACTTTTTCTAATAGCTTTTCTAATTCAGCCCTTTTAATTTTAGTTCCACTTTCATATTCTTTATATATGTTTTTCTTATTAGTTACTCCTAATGCTTTTAAGTCTCTTTCTTGCCTACTTATATCTTGTTTATTTTCATTTGTACTACATCTACAATACCCATATATTTTACTCATTTTTAATTCTCCTCAAATTTGTAAATTATAGGTATATTATAACCTTTTCTTTTACATTTGTAAATAAAAACATTGTAAATGAAATCATTTCATTTTTTCACCATTTTAAGCCATTTGTAGAGTGTCGTTTTTATAATTGTAAATGTAGTATTTAACAAGTGTTTTTCTTTACATCTTATTATCTTGATAATCTTCTAGGCTTAACAATTGTCTTTACGAAATATCTAAGTGCATCAGCTCCATGGTCATTTTCTTTTACTGGTTTTTCTTCTCCTCTTTGAGATGCTTTTTGATCCCAAACATAACTTAAAATATCACCTATAGTTCTTTTGCATTTATCTTTTACCATTTTAATTTTTCTTTGGCCAATAAATGTTGATGTCATTCTTATTCCATCTAACACCTCATTATCTGCATCTTTAATTCTATATCCTCTACTTCTCATTTCAGCTTTAAATGATGCAGCACTTGGATCTAGTATAATTACTGCTGGTGGACCACCTTTTATAAATTCAACTAAATCATCAGCGTACTGTTTATCTGTTTTTTGTACCATTTTAACTTTACTATCATAGTAATATTCTCTTGGCACCCACGCTGTAACACCATCATCATAAATATCTAGAAATACTGTTGCATTAGTAGTACCATAGTCTATAGCAATATATCTTCTTGAAATT